AGGATATATTCGTGAAGCATATGAATATGCAAAGAATCAAGCAAAATGGAAGATGGCACGGGAGTTTTGTGCTGATCGTCAGTGGGAGTTTAAGGTGGTTACAGAAAAAGAGTTAGGAATATGAGTCGCATCGACCCCATTATGAAAAATCTGGTCGGGAATGAAAATCCTGATGATTTAGCAACAGATATTTTAGAGGTGTTAACTGAGGGCAGTAGTATACCAGAGGCAGGTAATTATTATGTTTTTGTATATCGTGCAAAAACACCAGGAATACGATATGATTTACATCCATTAGTCGCAGTGACTGATGTATTTCAATGGGGATTCAAAGGTCTCAACTTTCACTGGGGTGAAATGAGACAATATACCTTTGCTGAAATAGTTGGAGGACTTTATCAAGTAGATGAAATGGAGTTGCGTGACTTAAGAACAATTCCTTTTGGCAGAATCATACTAAATAGTTGATACAAGTATAAAAAAGGTCGATATGGGATTTAAGAGAGCCGTGGGTGGCACAATGGATTTTGTAACCCTCAATAAATTTGATTTTGATGGTTTGGGTAGAGAAAAATTAACTGAAAAGGATTTAGATGATATTAAAAAAGAGCAAGATTGGAATTATCTATATCAAAAAAAGTTAGAAAAAGATAGAGAACAACAAAAAAAACCTGGTAATAATAAAAGAACTGCGAGAGACAGACATAAACCTCATCCAATAAAAATGGGTTATCCATTATCACGAGGACAATCAGAAAGAACAGGTGATTCTCTAATGATTAAATGTTTTGAATATGTCCCTTCCGAGTTAGGAATAGATGGTGAAAAAGGTTACTATAAAATAGATAAAGCAGGAGAATTTGCAAAACAAAATTATGGAGTAGGTGAGAGATTAATTAATAAGGATGGAAAATTTGTTACAGGAATTATACCTGGTACAGGTAAAATAATAAATCAGGGTGCCTCCAATAATATAGGAAAAGACCCCAAAAAAATGCATTATTACATTGAATTACCAATACCTCAAGATATTAATGATTCTAATACAGTAACTTGGGGTGATGACAATATGAATATATTTCAGTTAGCAGGTTTAGCTGCTGCAAACAAATTTATAGAAAATCCAGGTGTAGCTTTTGATACTATTAGAAAACAAGTTGTAGGTGGATTTATTAATGAAGATAATCCTAGTGCAGGTATATTAGGTGGAGTTGATGAACAAACACAAAATGCAGTTCGTGCTGCAATCAGTGGGAAAGCTATCAGTGCCCTTGGACAAAGAATAACAGCAAACAGTGCCCTTGGGAGAGCAGAGGGAATGATTCTAAACTCTAATTTAGAATTATTATTCAGTGCGGTTAATTTAAGATCATTTCCATTTAGTATTAATTTCTCTCCAAGAAGTCCCGATGAAGCAAGAATGGTTAAGCATATCATTCGTGCCTTAAAAATGTCAATGGCTGCTAAAAAAAGTGGACAATTTGTAGAGGCAGAAGGACAAGGAGGAGTATTTTTAAGATCACCTGATGTATTTCAACTTCAATATTTACACAATGGTACTATACACCCTTTCTTAAATAATTTTAAAGCTTGTGCTTTAACTGGTATGTCTGTAAATTATACAAATTCTGGAACATATACAACTTATGCTGATGGTACACCAGTAAGTATAAGAATGAATTTGACATTTAAAGAACTCAATCCAATATATCAAGAGGATTATCATGCATATGAAGAAAATGACGGTCTAGGAGTTGGATTCTAATGGGTTATTTTAGAGAGTTACCAAGTTTATTTTATCCATCACCATTACCACATAAAAATTCAACTGGTGATTACATACAAATATCAAATATTTTTCGACGAACTAAATTACTTGATTATGTGAAAGAAAATGTAACTGTGTTCAACAAATATATTATTGAAGATGGTGAAAGACCTGATACAATTGCTGATGCTTTATATAATAGTTCAAAATTTGATTACGTTGTGATAATCGTGGCTGGTATTACAAATATAAATCATGAATGGCCAATGCAAGACTTTCAAATGTATAATTTTGCTTTGAGCAAATATGGATCAGAGATTGAAATGAACAAAATTCATCACTATGAAACCTTTGAGATAAGTGATAGTAATAATCGTCAAATTTTACCACCTAATTTAATTGTTGATGATACTTTTAAAATTGATGGAAGTTCTGTCCGTTTTGGTGGAAATAGATTTATACTTAAATCAGAGGGGGGAAACAGACAATTAGATGATAAGTTTGAATATACTGTATTAACTGATAATATTGCAAGACCTGTGACTAATTATGAATTTGAAATAAATGAGAATGAAAAAAGGAGAGAAATTGATGTATTGAAAGGAGGTTTTCTACAGACCTTTGTAACTGATTTAAGAGAAGTAGCAAGATATTCAAGAAGTTCATCATTTATTAATGATAAATTAGCAAGAACAGAGATAGGTGATTTAACATCATAAAAAAAGGGGGTCATTTGACCCCCGTATAATTATTCTTCCGCTAGTTTTTGGAAGTACGATAATGCATCGTCATCATCATCTTCATTCACTGAAGACGGTGTTGTTGATACAGCAGCGGTAACTAACTCCTCTGCAACACCACGGTCATTATCTTCATCAGCAACCTCAAATGATGGAGTTGCTGTTTTCTTGTTACCAAGAACATAATCTAAACGTGTCTTCAACTCTTCATAAGTCTTGAACTGGTCGTTCGCAACAAGTTCAGCAAGAGAGAATTGCTTCTTCCAGAGTGACTCAAGAGCGTCATCATCATTAAGAAGTGGACTAACAGCAGCAAACTCAGAACTGTCGTAATTCCTATAACCTGCAACATTTTTTGCTTTTAACTTAAAGTTTGCACCTTGCCAGAAATCGAATGGATCGATTGCTTCTTCATCCTCAAACTCAGGTTGCATTGCTGCAGTAAGTTTGTCAAAGATTTTCTTCCCATACTTAAATAAGAATACTTTACCTTCGTTATCAGGATTTGCAGGATCTTTTACGACATAGATGTTAGAAAGATATGTCAACTTACGCTTCTGCTTTCTTGCAGTTTCTTTCCCAAGATCAGTTCCATTATTCCAGAGTAAAGAGTTGTACTCAGAAACAGGGTCTTTCTGTCCTAGTGTGGTAAGTGAGTTCTCAATATACCACCCGCCAGGTCCTTGGAATGCGTGTGAATATAGTTTTACAAATGGTAGATCTTCATTTTCTGGTGCTGGTAAAAACCGAATAACAGCATAACCGTTACCACCTTTGTCAACATCTAATTTCCATATGCGGTCATCTGTGTTACCGCCTGTGTTGTTCATCTTCTCGACTTCTTTAACTAGTTTTGCTGTTAAAGAGCCAAGTTTAGACTGCTTTTTAAGGTCTTTAAAAGACATTTGGATACCTCGGATAAATTGGATACGTTGGATAATTGGATTATATCAGATAAATTCTTAAGAGTCAAGCTGTGTCTTAAGACTGTCAATCGTATGTGACATTCCAGAAAATAATAAAGACATATCAGTTCCCTCTGGAAAACCAAGAAGTTGAACTGACTGTTCTAGGTGTTCCTTTAATTCAATTGCTTCTGGATCTTTTGACAGACTAATGCGTGTGTACATTAATCTTTGCTTCTCTAACAAATTTGTAAGTTTTTCAATGTGATCAAGTTTGTCTTCACGACTCATAGTGCCAAACTTGAAGGCTTTCGCATATATCTCAGCTTGTAAGCTTTGGATATCCTCTAACCCTTCTTTGACGATATTGGAATCAAAAAATTCACTCATTAATAATTTCCCTTAAGATTTTTTTAAATTGGAACACATTAATATTTAGGAAAGGTTTATACTTCTTAATTTTAAGACTGACGGTTTCCCATACAGGATCTTTTAATTTTTTATCAAACCTTTCTGAAAATGCAAAGATAATATCAAATATTACGAACGTCTCTAAACATATATCACCACCTAAAAATCTCTTCAATATAATCGGATGTCCTTTCTTACACTCTAATATTTTATCTAAACTATTATTATCTAATAATTCATTTGACTGTTCCTTGAATAAGTATGATATACTTTGCTGTCTTCTCATCCAATCAGAATAAGTTCTTTCTCCTGAGTTTATGATCTCTCCTATCCATAGATTTTTTGGATTATCTGTGGTTACAAAATTTGCCAGTAAAAAATTAACAATTTCATCATCAGAGTACTTTCGTGATGTTTTCTCAAACCAATACTTATCTTTCCTCTTGTTAAATGAGGTTACAGTTGCACTGGATTTACCACCATATCTAAAAAAATCATACTTACGATTTGTAAAATGATTTTTCATTGATAGATATGATTGGTAGGTCTCAAATGGTGTCACTTTCATCAACTTCTTCCATATTACCAAGTTCTTCGATTGCATCGACAGGAACTTCTGCTTCTCCAATGCGATACCAGTGTTGATCAACACCAATACTATCAGGTCTCACTCCAATATATTCTAAATTTTGGAATGTATGTTCACGCAACATCGCTTGTAAGCGATAATGCATTAATTCAGATTGTTTGGGCATTATAAAGGTAGTTTTGCTCTTGATGTAGGTTTCATAAAGTTAAGTCTCGTTGCATCCCACTTCAGTCTTTCCTTTAATGGTTTTGAGATTAACTTCGATACTGATTCTACCTCAATATTGTTAGTTTCGCAATAGTAGCAGATGGCATCGATATAATTGAAGTCTTGTTCTTCAGCAACAATCTTTTCGATCTCCATCGCAAATTTGGAAGGAGTCAAGAATTTGTTCTCGATTGCCTGTTCTAATTCTTTACTAGGTTCCATAGAGTTCCAGTTTATCTTGAACAAATTTGTTAATGTATTCTCCGAGGAGTTTGATATACTTTGCTTTGTTGTACTCTTCATAGACGATGCATTCTCCATTTTCACAGGACATAATAATTACTAATTTTTTAACAGATATACCCGTTAATTCATATAACATACAACCGTATGCCATACACTGGACAAAGTAATGTTCAATCCAGTCTCTTGGTTTTGGTTTTTTAGAAGTCTTAAAGTCGATTATCGCTAGTTCTTTGTTGTATTCTGCAATGCAATCAACAGTTCCAGCAATGCCAAGTTGTTTACTATAGAGAGCACCCTCTAAAGCGTAAATATTATTTATGTTATTAATTTTCCCCTTGGCGACCTTGAACAGAAAATCTGAAATTGGAGGAACCTTTGGTAACTCCTCATCATTATATAGATGATGTTCAGTAAGGGTGTGAAAATCAGTTCCACGGGTGGTTGCTGCCTTTGTAATTTTGTCTGCAACCTCATTACCAACTCTTTTTCTCCAATCCAGAAATATCTGTTTATTGAAATGACTAGTAATAGATGTTATTGAAACTAATTTAATTAATTCATCTTCATCAGGTACATTATAATAACGTACACCATCAATAGTTTCCCTTGATAACTTTGGAAGATCAATATCTACATGATTAAACATTAAAGTCCGACTTCTAATTTTGCAATAATATATTCTTTGACAAGTCCAGAACGAACTATATCATCAATCCCAAACTCTATTATATCAAA